TAAACCTCCTTCTTTATTATGCAACCACATATAAAGTTTATAGAAGTTTAAATTAGTGCTGTTGAAAAAGTCGCTACTGAACTGTAAATTATATCCTACTTGATTCTCTATTGCTTTTACAATAGCATATAATCTAATTGCAGGCTTTAATTGACCTAAAGGTACACCGTGATTGTTTGTTGCACCTGCTAAAGGATTTATATTATAAATATTATTTGTAGCATCGTTTGCATTAGTTGCATCAAATAGTAACCTACCTGTATGTGTGATTAAAGGAAAAATAATAGCATCTTCAATAGTACCTCCAAAGAAATCTACATCTTTACCATTTGCCATATAGGTAGTAATGTTAGTATCGTTGTACTCAAAGTCAAATAAACTTAATTGTGCAAGGTTTGCTAATTTATCTTCTCCTAATATATCTTTTAGGTTTATCGTATTGCCAAAGAATGTTAGTTTGTATGTATGTGGCTCGTTGTTTTTTAATTGTACACCTTCAAACTTTATTCTACCCTCTTTAAATGGTTTGTGGTTTAGTAATAGTTCAGCTTCTTTCTTTTTTCGTGCATCGTAGGACTCAAACACACCTGACTTTGTATTAAAGGTGCGTATATGAAAATTGTAAAAATGCTTAAATATTTTATTGTTAGCTTTTGAAGCAGGAACATTAAAGGTTCTTGTAAAGTCTGTAAATACTTTAGATATATCTTTAATATCCTGTATTGATTGAGTAAGAGTTATACTCTCATCCTTATACAGTTCTACCTCTTTACCCTCTATATATAATTGTAACTGTAACATTAACGTACATTGTTTATTCTGTCAAACGCAAATTCAAAGTTAACGGTGTAGTTTATTAGTTTGTCATTTAGTACTGTTTTATATTGTAATGATTTAGATGCAGGTATTATAGGTAATGTTTTACCCTCGTATCTTATCCATACGTTTTCACTAAAAAATAGTTCTTCAATAGTTTGATTCATATCTTCTTTAACAAAACCTGTGTTCATCGATAGGCTTGTTTTAGAATTTACGTTGTACCGTTGCTTTTGACCCTCGTATGTTTGATATGTTGACGTTGAATTAGCTATTGTATTACGTTTAAATGTTTCGTCTGTTACATTAGTGCTTTCAGTAGTTTTCTTAAAGAAATATAAATCTTGAAATGCTCCAAGTTTATTTACAAAGGTTACTTTAAAAGGTGTGTATTTAGGCTCACAAATATTTGTTACATTAACCGTACTTAACAATGTAGTATCGTCTGTATCATAAACCTGTATCGTAGAACTGTTAGCAGGAATATCTATGTATTGTATTTTTTGATTTGTGTTTCCATTATCCGTTATTTGAGTATCTACGGAATCAATCGTTACCTTACCAACCCCTTCTGCAAATATTGGTAATTTACCTACTGTGTTTTCGGGTAAGTAAATATCGTCTGCACTTATTAGTTTGTTTCTTAATAATTCGGGATTTGTACCATCTTCAAAATACCCATAACCATCTGTCGATAAGTAAGTAAACACTTGCGGATTGTTGTATGTGTAAGGATTATCTGATTCATCAAAATATTCAACAACAGCTTTTACCCATTTTGTTTGAGAATTATAGTCATCATTAAAAGATATTTCCAAATAATCCCTAACAAGTTCACCTATCTCTAAGGTAATATTATCGTGAGTGTCTATACGCGACTTGTTTATTTCATATTGTGGAATTGATGGTGCAGATGTCTCTGTTCCACTCCATACATATAAATCTAATTCAATTCTTTTTAATGCCATATTTATAAAGGTACTGATGCACCTGTTCCCCCTGCTCCTTGACAGTTGTTCGCTTGTACATCTATTACTATTCCGTTTGTGTCTATTTGTATTGTGTAATAATCTCCTACTCCAACTCCTGCTACATTACCCATTGATGCGGTAGAAACTCCATAATATAATATCTTTCCGTCAAAAGCACTACCACTTCTACATATTTGAGAACCCAATAATTGCGGTATCGTAGTAGCTGTTGAGGTTATTTCTGTCCTCGCTGCATAAGTTCCATCACAAAAATCTGTCGTATTATTTTTACCCGATGTTAAATAGAACAAGTTTGAACCGCATATTGAAACCGTTGCAGGTTGTATAAGTGTTTTACTACAATTTATCTCTGTTCCTACGTTTTGATAACCACTTGGTATTTCAACTTGATATTCAACAACTCTTGTTGTATCTGTCTCAACTGTTCCGAATGGTGGACTTGGTGGTGTAAAACTATTTACTGTTCCGTTTGCTGCAGTTCCTAAAGATATACTTCCGTCTTTAGCAATCTTTTGTCCTGTAAGTGCTGCAATGTCACAATCAAATACAGGGTCAACTCCAACAGTAGGTTGTGTAAATGTGTGAGAACAACAAACAGTTGCTCCTGCGTTGTCATATCCATCAGGTACTGTTATATCAAAATACAAAGTAACACTTCTATCAGAGCCTGTATTGTTTGGGTCTGCTACATAAGCTGAACCCGAACAGCTTCCTGTTTTTACCGCAGTTATTACTGCTGCTACTTGTGGATTCGTCAATGTACCATCTGCTGCTATTGAACCTCCCGACAAAGCAGGATTTGCAGGAAACGTACAAGACCAAGTTACACCCGTCGCATTTACTGTTATTGATATTGGTTGTACAGCTTCACAAGTAGTAGGATAACTATTATCTCTACCTATTGCATAAATAGTTGCACTTCCTGCTAATGTATTTGAAGTCAATGTTAATATACTTCCACTTAACGCTGTTGTTATTAATAATGGATTTGTATTAGATACAGCATAAATAGTTTCTCCTGTAAAATATCCACTTAAATCGATGTCCGTTGTATCACCCTCTGCATCTAAAGTTTGTGCAGGGATAGAACCCGAAGTTGTTACTGATGGAGTACAGGGTGTTTCAACCGTTGAGGTTGTAGTACCTGCTTGGGTTGTTGTTAGACCACACTCTAAATACAAGTCTGCTGAATTAGAAAAACCAAATGGAATTGTTAAGGTAAAAATAACCGTTCTACTTGTATCACTACTGACCGTAGCAAACTTCCCATCAGCAAAATCACCTGCCGAACTTGTATAAGAATACACTAAACCATAGTCAGGACTTGGCTCTGTTACAACTCCTTGATTGTCTATTGAGAATCCTGTTAAATTAGCAACACCACAATCATATAATCTTAATGGTATTTGTGGTTCTGTTAGGTTTAAATAAAACGGACTTCTTACGTTTATTTTTGTACTCATTTCTTAAATACTTTATCTATTGACACTTCAAAGTGGTTAAACAATTCTTTTTCTAATGCAATTAAATGTTTTTCAAATGGCTTTGTGAAGAATAAACTAGCTTTCAATCCTTTGCTATAAATACTTTTAGCAACTAAAAATTGAATAGACTTTTCAAAACCTACTGTACTTATTTTTCTGCCTGTAAACTTTCCTTTTTGTCTTGGTGCTAATCCTTTTCTTACTATCCATTTATCCAACTTACTAGGTGGTGGCATTTTATCTGTGTAGGCATAGACAGTTTTTTTATCATAAGGTTGTTTCGCTGCATCTTTTCCGCCATAAGGTTTAACAGCACCTTTAACCCCTTTATCTATATACTTACCATACTGCAATCCTAAGAAGTTTAAAATAAATGTTTTCTCATCTTCTCCTAACTTAGCTTCTAAAGAATTGCTTAGATTGCCTGTAACGTCTTTTCCCTGCGTTTTAAGTTCTCTTTTCGCTTCAAGTATAACTAAGTCCCCAAACTTTCTTAAAGTCTTTCTAACGTCCTCTAATCGCATATACTGATGTCATTAGAAGTTATTATGTCAAAAGTAAGTGCCCAACCTGCTACTAAATGTTCGAACCTATCTGTAAAAGGCTCACAACTTGCAACACCCTCTAATTGATATTGGCTTGTAAATAAATCGCCTCTCTTTAGTTCTATCATTAATCTATTCTGTACAGCTAACTGTGTATTAAGAATATCTTGTTCGTTGTTATTGCCTCTAAATATATCTGTAACATCCTCTTTGCTAGAATCAACTATATCCATAGACAAAACTGATATGTTAAAACTAACTGTGTTATTTGGAAAGGAAACATTATTCACTACAATATGTGATAAAGGAAACATAGTTTGCTTACTTAAATCTATATCAGTAATGTTGCCAAAGGTAACTGTGTTAACATTAACGTCCTCTAGTAATTGGTTCTTTATTGTTTCAGTTATTTGATAAAATGCTCTTGTTCCCTGCTGACTCATTTATATACTTTTGCTATTCTTTTAAGTTGATTGTGTCTTTTTTGCGTGTATGTATTATCTGAATTAAATACTCTGCCATAAATAAAACCTAACTCCTCTTCAGGTGTTGTCTTAGAATTGATAGAATCAAACTCAGCTTCTGTTAAACAATTAGGTAAATGATAAGGAAAGATATTAGCAAGTGTTTTTTTAGTATCACAGTTGCACTTACCTGATTGACAAAACTTAGTTTCTTTTACTTGCTTCTTTTTTCTCATTTGTATATTTTTTTAAGTTGCTGTGCTTCTAGTTCGTTTTTCTCTTTCATAAAAGCCAACATTGTTAAACATTTCATAGCCGAGAGTTTTGTGATATTTTCAAATCGTTCAATATCTCCGTTAGAGAGT